GGTATCACACAGTAAAGCCCGGAGACACTATCTACTCTCTGGTAAACGGGCCCTACCGGAGCGAGGGAAAAAGCTGCGAGGATATCATGGCTGCAAACCCCGAGGCTTTTTCAAAGCGCGGGGATTTCCGGACGCTGAAAGTCGGTGCGCGGCTCAAGATGGGAGGCTGATATGACGGTACCTGATAGGCTCATAGTCGATAAAAACAGCATCCCGTGCGAAATGCAGATTGAGCTCGCGGGAGAGATTTTTAGGATTCGATTTGACTATAATGCCCTGCACGACTTCTTCACCGCGACTTTGTTGCGCCGTGGCAAGGTGGTCGTGTACAACGAGAAAATCGTCTACGGAAAACCGCTTTTCGCGTCCGTATGGCTCGGCAATGGGTCTTATCCTGCGGTAGATATTATCCCGCTCGACCTGACCGGCAGCGTGGACAAGGTGACCTGGGATACCTTCGGCAAAGAGGTTTTCCTCTGGATTGACAATGGGAAAGAGGCGCTTCGATGAGCGGCAGTAAAGTAGGGCTTAGCGCGCCGCGCAGGCGCACGCCGCAGTCGGGGCTTGCAAAAGCGGTTCGCATGATGGGCGCTGCGGCGGGACAGGACGCAGCCAAAGGGCTTTTTGGACAGTCGGTCACCGTCTCGATCGGCGCGACCACGCTCTCATCCGAGGCGGGGTATGACATTCATTTCGAAATCCCTTTTGACAGCGATACCGAGGTGAATGAAAGCACGGTAACGATTTTCAATCTCTCGGTATCAACCCTTGCGCGCCTGCAGGTCGGAAGCCCCGTGAAAATCACTGCGGGGTATAAGCGCGACTCTGTCGGAGAAGTGCTTTCCGGAAAGATTAAGGCCGTCCGGAGCTACTGGGACGGCCTCGACTATGTGACAGAGCTCACGGTCACAGACTACAGAGGTGCGGCCGAGCAGGAGCTGCAGGACATCGCTTTTGGTGCAAACACCTCTGCGACCGTAATTCTTAAAGACCTGATTTCTCGGCTCGGGATCCCCGTCGCGGTTTTTCAGCCCGCGCGGGATTATGTTTTTGCCTCGCCGATTAAAATCACCGGCTCGCTCATGGATGCAATCAGCAAGATGGCGTCCGCCTGCGGCGTGAAGGCGTGGATATGTAAGTCCGCGATGTATGTGTGCCCGATAGAATCCGCGATTTCCGAAGGATATTTTGACCTTGGCTCTGAGAGCGGATTGCTGTCTGTGGAGCCGTGGTCTGAAATTAAGGATGTGCGGCTCACGAAGAATTCGCTCTCTGTCGGGAGCGGCTCCGGAGAAAGCGGCGGAACAAAATCCGCTACGATTTCGGAGGATAAACCGGAGGAAAGCGGCGAGGCTCCGCAGGACGAAAGCGCAGCGGCCTTTACCGATGCGGTCTTCGGTATTTCCGCAAAAATGCTTTTTCAGCACAGGATTTATACCGGCTGCACGGTGCAGATTTCGTCCAGGACAATCTCCGGACGCTTCAAGGTGCTGGAGGGCAAGCACACAAAGGATGATGACCAGATGACTACAGAAATCAAAGCGATTCGCGTGGAGGGGTAAATGTCAATTCAATCGAATTTAAGCGGCATTTTAAGCCGCTCCGGAGAGGGACTACATACCTCTTTCACGGCAAAAGTCCTCGCGTCGGACGGCACGACCGCGACAGTGCAGCCGCTTTACAGCCCCTCGGGCGCACCTGCTGTGCCGTTGGAGGGCGTGCCGATACCGCGAAGCGTCCGGAAGGCCGAAACCGTCACCGAGGCGACGGCAGACGGCCCCACACACTGGACAAAGCTTACACCGCCCGAAGCGGGCGACATCGTGCTCTGCGTATGCACAGAGCATGTGCTCGGTGACTCATGGCGCGGGGGCAGCGTGTCGCGAGTGGGCGATATGCACCACCAAATGGGCGATGCGGTGATAGCCGCGATTTTCTGAAAGGAGGCATAATGATTAGCTTTTCGCTGACAGACACAGCGCCGTATGACCTCCGGATAGAGGACAATGCAGTACAAATGGCGCGGGACGAAGCGCTTCTCGCGGAGAAGCTTCAGACCGTATGGTCTACGAACCGCGGCGAGTGGTCCTTAAATCCGCGTGAGGGAATTCGCTTTTCGGAGATCCTTAGGAAAAATCCGGATGAGGACAGCATCCGGCTGGAGCTTGAGGAGGCGCTGGAGGCAGTCGACCGCGAGGCAGAGCTCGCGGACTTTTCGCTGCATGTAGATAGCGCCTCTCGGCACGCGGTAATCCTGGCGACCGTCCGAGCGCACGGCAAGGACTTTGACGTGCCGCTCGAGGTGGAAGGGGGGTGAATAATGCCTTTTACAAGGGAAGGGTACCACAGGCTTACCTACGCGGAATGGCTTAAGCGCGACATCGAGCTCGCGCGGCAGCTTTTTGGAGAGGACATCGACACAAGCGAGAGTACGCCGCTCGGCAAGTACATCCGCTTAGGCTGCGAGGACAAGCGCGATATCGGGGAAGAGATGGAAGACATTTATCAGTCGTTTTGCTATCTCACGGCATCCGGAGCGGCGCTCCGGAAACTTTGCGCAAATCTCGGTGTGACAATCTCGGTCGGAAGCCCTGCACGGCATAGTGTGACGCTTACCGGCTCTCCGGGTGTGCGCATCCCTGCCGGTACGAAAGTCGCGACCGCGGACAAGACCTTGGTTTTTCACACGATTAACAGCGTCACGCTGACAGGCGGCAGCGCCGAGGCTGAGGTCGAGTGCGATACGCGCGGGACGGCAGGAAACGTCGCTGACGGCGCGATTACGACCACCTACTACTCGAGCGCCGTGCTCACCGGTGTAAGCGGCTCGCGCCTCACGGTGCCCGGCACGGATCCGGAGAGCGACGCATCGGCACGGAGAAAGTACGAGGCGGCGCTTTCCTCGACCGGCTCCGGAACCTATAGCGCGGTCATGGCTGCCGTCTATCAGGTGCAGAGCGTCACGCAGGTGCAGATTGAGAGCAATGACTCGATGCAGGAGCAAAAAGAGTCAGGCCTTCCGGCAAAATCTTTCCGTGTGTCCGTGCTCGCAGACCATGCCCGGGCGAATGACATCGCCGCTGCCATTTTCAAAAGTAAGCCCTTCGGGGCTAAGACCTACGGCGACACGCACGAGCAGGTCAGGGACCGATGGGGCGGGCTGCACGAGATCGCTTTCCGCTGGATGGAGATGGTACCGATCGAGGTAAAGCTCACGATTTACACGGACGGTCTCTGGACAGAGGGCTCTGAGGTGGCTGCAAAGGATGCGGTCGCTGCGTATATCAACGGCCTTCCGGCCGGACGCACAATCTACGGGAACGGTGTGTACACGAGCCTCAAGGGCATTCCGGGGCTTGTGAATGTCGATGCCGTGGAGATTTCAAAGCGCGGCGGCAAAGGCGGTCAGACCATTCCGCTCGAAGCGCACCAGATTGCGCAGACAGACACGGCGCATGTCACGATTACGACATCGGCAAGCGGAGGATGATATGGACCTGAAAAATAAAATTAGCCGCTTGCCGGATTGCTACGACAAGCGGAACACAAGTAATAACTGGAAAATTCTTGAAATGGCGCGGAGCGCCAAAGAGGACATCGCAAAGGACCTTGAGAGCATCCGCTCCGCGAGTGATATCGAAAGCGCCGAGGGCGCGGCGCTCGATGTTTTCGGGCGGGTGTACAAGGTGCAGCGCGGCCGCATGAGCGATGCTGCATACCGCATGCTGATTTTACAGGCGAGGGCGCTTAAAAATCTCCGGGCGGACTATGAGTCCGTCTATGCGATGGCGCTCTCGATTTTCGGCTGCTCTCCGGATGAGCTCAAAATCTCTGAGGCAGAGGAGCCCTTTTCCTATCGGATTGAGCGCTTTCCTATGCAGGCTGTCAAACGCGCGGGGCTGGACATCGACCAAGCCACCAAGCTTCTCGGTGAGCTTGTACCGCTCACGGGGCGCTTTGTGTCGAAGATCTATGACGCTGATGAGACGCACGCGGCATTTTTTGCGGGCGCAATCCTCGGCGCGGATAAGGTGGTCGTACTCGGGACTGCGCGGAGAGGGGGTGCATAAATGGCAGAGAAAAACGCAATCACGGCGGCGGGGCTTGGTATCATCGCCGCTGCGCAGGCGGGGACAATCCCGCGAGTAAAGTTTACGTCCGTGCGCGCCGGATCCGGCGAGCATGCCGCGAGCGAAGACCTGAGCGCGCTCACGGGACTTGCGGCAGAAAAAGTGCGCTTTGCGGTCTCGAATGTGACAGCAATCGGCTCTGACACGGTACAAATCGGCGCGCTGCTGAGTAATGCGGGCGTGTCGACAGAATTTCGTATCACTGAGGTTGGCGTGTACGCAGAGGATGCAAGCGGGCAAGAGGCGCTCTACGCGATTTTCACCAAGGGCGCTGCGGAAGCGGACTTTTTACCGGCGAACACTGCCGGAAATGAATCCTCTATCTATTACCGCTGCAATGTAGCGGTCAGCAATGCCGCACAGGTGACAGCTGCAGACGACCACAGCGCATACGCGCATGTGACAGACCTGAACGCACTGAAAGCGCGCGTGCAGGCGCTGGAGCTGGTGCCCACGGCGTGGGAAGTCACGCTGCGGGCTGCTGCGTGGTCCGCAAGCGCGCCGTACACGCAGGAAGTGGACTTGCCCGGTTGCAAATCTACGGATGTGCTGGAGCTTGGCAAGGCTATCGCAAAGACCGGAAGCGTCGAGGCCGCCAAGGCCGCGCGCAAATGGCTTGGCGCGATTGACGGCGGGGAGAGCAAAGACGGCAAGGCCGTCCTTTTCTGTGCGGTCAAGAAGCCGACGGAAGATTTCAAAGTAAAAATCAGGAGGATCGCGGGAAATGGCTGATATTTTTGTAGCTGCAGGCGGTAGCGGCGGCGCAAGCTCGGATGAGACCACCGCCCGCGCCGCGGATGTGCTTTCCGGAAAGACCTACCTCGGAGCGGACACCAGCGACGATGTAGGCGCGGGAGCCATGCCGGACAATGGCGCGATGCAGAAAACCCTCCGCGCCGGAGAGAGCGTCACGGTCCCGCGAGGGTACCATAACGGCAGCGGCACGGTGGCTGCTGCATCGCTCGCGGAGCAGACGCCCGGAAATGCCGCGCCCGGCGACATCGTAGCCGGTACATCGGCGTGGGTCCGCGGCGCAAAGATGGACGGAACACTGGTAGAGCGCGAGGGTGAGCAGCCGACCACGGGCGTGACGATTTCTGACGGTCTGGCGCATGTGGGCATGCTGCCGGGCGCATACCGGAAAAACGGGCGCTACGGCACGCCGGAGGTAAAAGCGCCGGTCGATGTGGTCGCGAGAGCGGCAGGGCT